CTTTGTTCATGTTCGTTAAGTGCCAGCCCCAGTAAAGTCATACGGCATACCCACGCTGGCGTTACACGAATTTGGCTATCGGAAATGCCACGCATTAGTTTAGCATCCTTTGGGCGATGATTGATTTCTAAATAATGACATAACATTTCTTTAGCTTCTCTTTTACCATAGTGATAATTATACCACTGGAAAGCATTAGCTAGTGAGCTGATTCGATTTTCTTCTGTAGGTTGGAATTTCCATTCTGGTTCAAAGCCAACATATTTGGTTTCAGCACCCTTGGGGTTTAATCTTTTAATTGTGATTTCGTTTTTTGCCATAGTTTTAATAGTGTACTGCCTGTGTGAGTTAATGTCAACCTATAAGTGCCGCAAAGGTAATGTGTTGTTCCAGACTATCTAATAACTGGTTTGCTTGTTCTTTCAATTCAATAAATTTCGATGTATCCTTTTTAACTCTACGGCATTCTACAGATTCTTGGCTAATAGCAGTAATTACTTTATCTACTCCAGCCAACATTTTGCGTAAATCGCGGTATGCTACCTTGTTTTTTACGGCAGATATTTGTTTTTCTGCGTGATTTACCCTATCTAAAATATCATCCATAACAGTAATTATATGTTCTTTGGAATTACTAGTCAACCTACAGCGAACTAAATACTTGTTATGCCGAAACTTAGCCTTTATCGCCCCAATAGAACCTCAGATTATCAATTTTTGGATCGTACGATTTCCGAAAGATTTACTGTTGGCGGTGTTGATGTTTTTGTGCACAAGTATCTTGGGCCAATTGTAGATACTACTGATAACCCTGGAAATAAAGATGCTACCCTACCAGTTTATACTTCAGAGAATCCATTGTTTATTGAAGATTTGCTATTATTAGAAAATCGCGATCGTGCCTATGATCCTAATGTCTATATCATGCGTGGTGTTTATACCCAGAACGATATTGATTTTAACTTAACGCAATTTGGCTTATTCTTAAACAACGATACATTGTATATTACTTTTCATTATAACAATATGATTGACACTTACGGGCGTAAGTTAATGTCGGGCGATGTGCTTGAAATGCCTAATATGAAAGATTACTATCCTTTGAATAGTAATATTACTAGAGCATTGCCCAAATATTATGTAATTCAAGATGCTAGTTATGCGTCAGAAGGATTTAGTCAGACTTGGCTACCACATACTTGGCGGGTTAAAGCCACGCCGATGGTCAATGCTCAAGAGTATAAACAGATTATGGATCAGCCGTTTATGCCCGATAACATCTGGGACAACGGTAATTTTTATCCTCGCGGCGATGTAGTTAATGATGGCGGAAAATATTATGAAGCCAAGGCCAATGTGCCACCTGGTACTCCTATTACCGATCCTAATTACTGGGCCTTAATTGAAAAACCAACTACATTAGCAGATGCCAATTCGACTCGTAATAAAGATTTAGCAATCAATGATGCGTTAGTAATTCAAGCCAATGCCGATGTTCCGTTGTCTGGGTATGACAATGTTTCTTTTTATATATTACCAACAACACCGTTGGGTGAACCTAGCAGTGAAGGATTATTTGCTGGCCAATCTGGTCCTACTGTAGACGGAATGCAACAAGGTCAAGGTGAAACTCCTAAATCTTTTGGCTATACAATGGGTTACTTGACTGGAGATAAACTAGCACCAAATGGATTACCTGTTACACCTGGGGTTAGTTTTCCATTACATCCTAGCACAGGAGATTATTGTTTGCGTTTAGATTATTTCCCAAATCGATTGTTCCGTTATAGTGGATCTATGTGGACAGCCATATCCGATGATGTCCGTACACCAATTGACTGGGGCTTTGAGAATAAAACTCAGCGTAGTTCCTTTGTTAATAATCCATATACAGTATCTACATCAGATCAAGGTAATATACCAAGTCGCCAATCATTATCTGAATTGCTTAAACCCGAAGCCGATAATGGCAATCAAGGCGGCAACAAACCGCGTAAACCAAGACCACCAGGACGATAATGCAAACTTTCTTTTTCGATGAACAAATTCGTCGCTATCTAATTCAATTTGCTAGAATGTTTTCAGGCTTTCAAGTAGAGTTTGGACGCAACGAAGCAGGAGCGGTAAGCACCGGCGATACATTATATCGTGTTCCAGTTCGCTATGGAGATGCCAGTCGCCAAGCACAGGTTATACTACAAGAAAATAGTGCTAGTAATATGCCGTCGACTCCTTTGATGACTTTTTATATTACTGCGTTGGATTTTGATCGCCCCCGTATGCAAAATCCAACTTATGTTGACAATAAATCTATTCGCCAACGCGAGTATGATCAAGCTACTGGAACTTATGAAACTACTCAAGGTAATGCGTTTCAAGTAGAGCGTTTTATGCCAGCGCCATATAAATTATCAATTAATTTAGATATTTGGACTAGCAATACTAATCAAAAAATGCAATTGCTAGAACAAATATTACCTTTATTCAATCCGAGTTTGGAAATACAAAGTACAGATAGCTTTATGGATTGGACCAGTTTAAGTGTTGTAGAACTTGTGTCAACTGGGTGGTCTAGCCGTAGTGTTCCGCAAGGCACAGAAGATCCTATCGACATTGCTACTATTAAATTTGCATTGCCAGTGTGGTTATCATTACCTTCTAAAGTTAAAAAACTTGGTGTTGTCGAAACTGTTATCGCAAGTATATTTGACGGTTCGGGTGACTTAGTAAATGCTATAAGAGACAACGATTTACTATTAGGCACTCGCCAATATATTACTCCGTATGGATATCAGGTTGTATTGATTGGAAATAAATTACAAATTTTAGCCCGTTCGGCTGTAGTAGATGAACAAAATTATCAATTACCAGCACCAGATCCAGTTGAACCAAGTAATGTAAATTGGACTCCTGTAGTTAATATGTATGGTACATTGCGCCCAGGAATTAGTATGATTGCGCTTACACAAGAAGATGGCAATCAGGTTTATGGAACGGTAGCATTCGATCCAACCAATGATCAATTTTTATTGTTTACTATTATCGAAGAATCAATTCCAGCCAATACCTTATCGCCAGTAAGTTCAGTTATTAATCCAAGAGCAAGTGGTCCGAGCCAAGGCCTTCCGGCTGCCGCCACAGGTCAAAGATACTTATTAACCGAAAGTACCGGTAGTGATAACGGGTACGCACAAGCCTGGGCAGGTGTTAATGGTCAAATATTAGTGGCCAATCCAAATGATATTATTCAATATGATGGATCACAATGGGTAATTTCTTTTAGTAGTGCCAGTAGTCCCGTAAATACTCAATATGTTACAAATATCACAACCGAGATACAATACAAGTGGACCGGTCATCATTGGGTCAAGTCTTTCCAAGGTCTCTATCCAGGTGGCCAATGGTCACTAATAATTTAAAATCTGCCAAGATAACCAATGCTGTTGGTATTTGGTTTTACAGTCAGTCAACAAATCGTTATTTGTATCTAATACGCAACGATCCCAAGCATCCAGACTCCTGGGGTTTACCAGGTGGAAAAATGGAAGCCGGCGAAAGTATTATGGCGGCTATGGTCCGTGAATGCGAAGAAGAAATTGGCAGTATGCCAGATTATATTAAATTAATGCCATTAGAAAAATTTACAAGCGCCGACAATGGTTTTGTTTATAATACTTTTTTCTGTGTGGTAGATGGTGAATTTAGTCCTAAATTAAATGACGAACATTCAGGCTATGCTTGGATCGACTCAGGAACATGGCCTAAGCCATTACATCCAGGACTTTGGTCTACTATAAATTTTGAAGCAGTACAGAGTAAAATTTCTATTATACAACAACAACTTCAAACATCACAATAAGTTACAAAATCTCTAAAATTTAAAGTTTTTGTATTAGGACAACTTAGCCACGCATCGGGCATATTTAATTGATTGCCGACCATAATAAACAATGTACCAGCGTAAGCATTGATAACACTAGTAACTTGATCTATCCAATTATTCTGTCCTGCGTTGGTTTCTTTATCATATCCTAACATATAAATTTCGTTATGACCGTCAAATGCTGCAAGATATATGGGTAATACAGTCGTGCACAAATGAGGATTTAGTGGTACTAGATAAAACTCACCAGGATTTTTAATACAGTTTTTAGATGTAGTATATACAATATTATTTTCTGTATATTTGTTTTCGAGTAATGGAATAAGTTTGTTATAGTCTATATCCATAGCAAAATCTAACCGCATTTCTTGGGCAATTTCGGCGGTGCCATATGTTTGAAGTTTTAAAGATCCTAGCAATCCGCCTCGATGTTGTTCTAAAATTTTGTAATCAAATTGTTCTTTACTATCGCGACTGCCAATAGCAGCGGCTCTACCAGATAAATGCTGGTTTACAATAGGATTTTCAATCCATTCACGCTTTTCTTGTTTTTTTCCGTTAGTCCACTTGGATTCGATAATAACAAATTCGCCTGGGTAATCTTTTCTGTATCTAGCTTGCATATTATGCTGTGTATGTAAATGTTGCTGGAGTACTAGGGCTTGGTGTAGTATAAGTTAACACAGTCATTCCAGGTGCTAAACCTGGAGTTGTTACTGTGGCACCAGTAGCTGTTCCTGGATATTTTGGAGTTGGTACAGCTAAAATAACTACACCAGATCCACCGTTACCTTGGGAATATCCGTTGTTAATGGATCCGCCACCGCCGCCACCTGTTCCTGGAGTACCTGGAGTTGCAGCAGGTCCGCCGCCACCAGATCCGCCT